TTGGGACGATTTACACAGAATAGCAGGTGGTAAAATATTAGCTGAAAAGCTTAATGGCATAAATGATGATATGGCAATTGATCTGGCTATAAAAGATGCAAAAGCTGTTATTCAAGCAAGAAATACTAAAATGGCTAGAAAACTTGAGCAATCTGAAATAACTAAAATTATTGATAACAATATTGAGGTTAACTCAGATGGTTTTAATGGTACTTTTCAAGTTGAAACTAACAAGGGAAGAAAGTGGGTAAGAATACACACCATTATCGCAGGTGGTTATAATATTCAAGCTTTACATTACAGAACATTGGTTAAGGTAGCTTAAAGGCTACCTTTTTTTAATAATAATAAGAGGATAATAATGAACAATTTACTTAAATATATTGAAAAAGAAAAAGGCTACTCTTTATCAAATTGGGAAAAACAATTTTATTCAGAAAATTACCCAACAATAGAAATATATAAAAAAGCTATGATATATCAGTCAATATCAGATATTTCAAAAGAATTGACTGGTTGTAGGCATAGACTTGATATTGATCAATATTCAATTCAACAATTACAATCAATACTTGATGAATACATTAACGATTTCAAAAAAGAAGCTGAAAGAGAAAGAGAAAAACAAGCAGAAGATTTTGTAGAAGCTAAATTATTGGCAAAGAAACTTAATGTTACAATAGAAGATTTACAGAGATGGGAGGTTGTATAATGTCAGTTTATAAAAAATTTAGTCAAAAAGAAATAGAATTGTTAAGGCAAGCCATACAAGAGTTAGGCCAAAATTTTGCTTCTATGATTGATGATGGAGATGATACATGGAAAAAAGACCTTAAACTTGTAGAGAAGATTGAAAAAAAATTAGTTCACGTTCATTATTTGGATAGGAGCAAGATATGAATATGGTATTCAAAGACATCAGAAAATTTGATGTTATTGATGGTGGCAAAAGAACTCATTACTTCAAGATAACTATGGTTGATAATATTATAGCCTTGTGTAATAATAAAGGGGACACTTTGTCGATTTATAATAATAATAATAAAAAAGAGGTTAACAATGATACTACTAACAAAAAAGATAAGGGATAAACTTATCCAAAATCATCTTAAACAAGATGGTACAAAAACTTTCAAAGCAGAAGTTAAATTATTCAATCCTGCAGGTATTGGTACTTGGTACCTATCTGAACTTGACCCAGAGACAAATATTGCTTTTGGATTGTGTGATCTATTAGAACCAGAAATGGGTTATGTTTCTATTGATGAATTACAAGAAATGAAACTTCCCTTTGGTCTTGGTATTGAAAGAGATTTATACTATCAGCCAAAAAAATTCAGTGATATTATATTTAATATCAAAAAACCTGCACATATCCAATCAAGATAGGGAGGATTATATGCAAGATTTGTTGAACGACATCAAAAAATTAAAAGATGTAAAAGAAATGGTTGGTCTGTATTCAGTATCAACCATACAATCTTTCTTACAAGATATAATTGATGAAAAACAAAAAGAAGTTGATTTAATTACTAAGAAAGATAACCAAAGGGCATTTGATGATTATTTAAAGGGAGGAAAATCATGGGTGTAAAATATAAAGAATATCTTGAAGAAAAATTTACAGATGAAGTTATACCTAATATCTGCAAAGATAGTGAATCACTTGAAGAAGCTAAAATCAGATGTGAATTGCTTTGGAGTAAAGATTATCAATTTGTTTGTACAAATAAAGATGATCTGCATGATAAGGTAGAAGAAATATGGAACGAAGTCTGGGAGGTATACAATCATGGCTAAAGAAACTAAATTTAAGCTAGAACTTTATCTTCTTCGAGAAAATGAAAGGCTTAATACATATTTGAATATTATCAATCAGCTTACAAAACAAGCAAACGATATATCTGATAATGTAAAGAGAGTTGAAGTTAAATTAAAAAAGAAATATCCAGAATATGTTGAAAAATAAATATTTCAAGCTTCATCTTGAAGAAGCCAATAGTTTTAGAAAACGAAACTTTGGTTTCATAATATTTAAAAGAGTTTTGGTTACCATCTTATTGGTGGTAGCCATAGGCTTTCTTGTAAGTTGTTCTACTACACCTATTGTTGATAGTAGGGGGAAATCTTCTGCAAACATCAAGGGCGATATGAATAGATACCATGATGACCTACATACTTGTAAAAGTATTGTTGCAGATAATACAAGTTATCTTTGGGATAAAGGCAAATCATTTTACAATTTAATGAGATTTAAAGTGTTATGGCTTAGTCCTAAAGCAAAAACTAGAACCGATATGCTCTATAATTGTTTGGAGGGTAGAGGTTATAATGTCATAAATAAATAAAAGGAGGTTATATGACAAATCAAAGTACTGGTAAAGTTGATAAATGTTTCGATAATACCAAAGACGATGTACCAAATTATGCGATTGATCTAATTGATGGTACAAGATTATACAGCAGAGGAACGACACTTAATCCAATATTAAAGCATGGTGATATGATTAAATTTAATATTATAAATACAAAAACATCTAATAATGGCAATCCTTATACAAATGTATCTGGTATTGAAATTATAAATGATAATGCTGATGCACCTGCAAATTCTGGTGGTGCAGGTAAGACAAACTCTTATAGACAAGAAAAATTAATGTTTGTTACTGGCATAACTGGTCGTTCTATGCAAAGTGGTTTATTCACAAAGGCTGATATAAAAGAATTAACAAGACTTGCTTGTGAAGCTTTTGATGAAAACCTCTAAAAATTATAAAAAACTATTTGCTGACTATTGGGGATATTGTGAAAGCGATGTTCCCATCTGTTGGCTCTGTATTAAAGAAGTTGCTGTTGATATACACCACATTGAACAAAAAGGCATGGGTGGTGTTCAGAATAATCGTTTAAATCGTATTGATAACCTTTTCCCTTTATGTAGATCATGCCATAATAAAGTACATAAAAACAAAGGGATAAATGAAAAATTAAAATTAATTTTGAAACATAAAATACATATGAAAGAATTAAATGTTTAAGGCAATGGCATTAATATGTTCAGCTTGGATAGCAAATGGTGAAGCAAAACAAGCATGTTTTACTCATATGTTTGAGTGGGAATTTGAAACTAAAACAGAATGCCAGATGAAATTATTATATTATCGTGCAAAAGAAGTGCCACCTTACCATAATGTTGTTTTAGGTGAATGTATAAAGGTAAATAAATTATGACTGATATATATACAATAGAATTTGACCCAAATAGATTATCACATCAGCAAGAAATGTTGGGATTAAGATATGCTGATTATGATACTGCAGTTGAATTAATGAAAAAAGAAGAAAAAATGGTAATAGCAGAACTTACCCTTTACTATACAAAACAAAAGAATTATAAAAATATGACAGAATTAAATGGATTAATTTATTCTGACGAGAAATTTAAGGACTTCTGTGAAAGATACCACAGAACACTTAAACAAAGGAATCAAGCTAAAATAAAGTTTGAAACCTTTAAATCTTTTAGAGATGACCTGCGAACAAAGGTTGTTAATGAAAGAGAACTGGCAAAACATTTATAGAAAGGAATAGTTATGAGCCAAGAAAAAACCCAAAATCTACAAATTTTAAATTATCTTAAAAAAGGTAAAACAATCACACAAGTTGAAGCATACCATAAATTTGGTTGTTGGAGATTAAGTGCCAGGATATTTGATCTGCGAAAACAACATAATATTAAAACAGTTAATGTTACCAATAAAGGTAAAACATATGCTCAATATTCTTTGGTAATACAATGATTGAACATTTTAAAAAATTTGATGAGGGCGATAAAAGTTTATTGCCTTTATCTTTCAGCCATATTAATGAATTTGCTTTTTATAGAGAACGATGGGCTTTAAGACGAATATTTGGTTATGAATTTCCAAGTTCTGCTTCTGCTGAAAGAGGTAGTGCAGTTGAAAGTGGATTAAATATGATACTGAATGGTTTATCTTTTACAGATGCTTCAAAATTAATGATTGAAAATTATAATCAAAATTGTGAAAGATTGAACGACCCTAAAACAGATGATGAAAGGCAAAATTTAGTACCATTATTAGAATTAGGTGCATCAAAATTTAAAGAATTTGCATTTCAATGGAATTTATTAGATTACCAAAAAAAAATTGAGGTTGATATTCTTGGAATTCCTATGATTGGTTATACAGATTTTCATTTTGAAGATAAAAATACAAAAGAAGATTTTTTTATTGATTTGAAAACGTCTAAAAATATGCCACAAAACATTTCTACTTCACATAAAATGCAACAATCAATCTATCATAAGGCTACAAATTCAAGACAAATGCTTTGGTATCTTAAAAACCCAACCAAAACAAAAGATGCAGAATTTTCACAAAAAGAATTAATTGATTACAATACACCATTAAAATTATGTGAGCATATTATTAAGGTTATGGGTAATTTTTTAAAAAATGTTGATTCTGCTGAAGATGTAAAAATGGCATTAATACCAAATCCAGATAATTGGATATGGAAAGAAGATACTGTTTACAGAGCGAGAAAGGAAGTTTGGGGGTATTAACTACCCTTTTAACTTTAAAATCCTCTGACGAGCCTTAAAACTCTGTTTAAGACGTGTTTTAGATTTACCTCTACGTTTTGTTATTGGTCTTTTATCTATTAACTCTGAAATCGTAGCTGTTGTTGTAAATCCACTCATTTGCCTACTTTTCTCATTGCACTTGTATGTGCTTGTGCAAAGGTCTTGCCTTTTTTTAAATCTTTTGCCATCTCTTGCATATGTTTTAAAGAGTGATGCCTAGCATGTCGATTCATTGTCTTTTGCTGTCTTGATGTAAGACCTTTAGTAAATTTTTTTATTGATGCTACTTTAACCAATTATTTTTTCTTTCGCATCTTCATTTTGTTTTTTTTCTTTTTTGGCTTCTTTTTCATTCCTTTTGAGTGAGAACCTTTTCCATAATGATATGGCATATTTTACTCCTTAATGTAAAACTGTTGAATGTATTATAATTAGGATAGCACAAAAAATTAATATTTGTACCCATGATTTTAATTCTTCAAATGTGTCCCATATTTTTTTTAAATAATCCATAAAACCTCCTTAATGAGTTGATATTGGTGTATAGACTTCGTGTATTGATCTACAAATAGAACAAGTATAAATATTTAAAATATACATACTTCCATCAAGTTCATGTTCAACATCATGGCTTCCATGTAAAATAAGTGAGTTTTTTTGGTAGCAATTATTACAAAGACTACCACTTACTTTATTGTTTGGTGTCTGTTCTTTTGTTTTTATCATAAGACCTCATGCCTGCTATACCAAGCATACCAAATAATAATGGCATCATTACTGACATATCAGCTTGTGGTATTATTATACCAAATCCTGCACAAATTGGCGAGATCATATAGTTTATCATTAACGAAAGCCCACAAATCCAACCAATTAAAGGTCGCCAACTTGATTGAAACCAATTACCTTTTGCTTCTTCTTGATTTATTTTTATTTGTTCTAAAGCTAATTGTTGAGCATGTTTTTCTGCCATTGTAGCAATTTCATGTGCCAATTTATTTTTGGTATCTTTATCCTCAATAAACTTGCCAAGTAATTTAGATGCTACTGGTAATAAACTTGCTATCATACACTTGCCATTCTTCTGCATAATCTTTCGGCTCTTAATGTGACCTGCCGATACCATTTACTATCTTTCATTTGATTTGATGCTTCTTGCCAATCTCTATTATCAATGGCTCTTTTCATTTTATGAAACCTTGAAAGTCTTGGTCTGCCTAGATTGAACATCATATTTGCAATTATAAGTTGTACTTCTTCTGGTAATACATAAAAATCATCATATAACAATGTACATTCATCTATTGTAACATTTAAATCTTGCTCAAATAACTCATTTACTCTTTCGTCATCTATATGTGTACCAACTTCTAAACAATTTTCTGGGTCTGTTTCTTTTATTAAATGACCTACACCTAGAGTTGGCAAACCTAGGTGATCTAAATATATTTCATTCTTATAGCCTTCATCAGCTTTAATTTCTTCTTTAAGTCTTTCTATATCCATTAAAATCTCTGTAATACAAAAGCAATAAACTGTGTAGCAACCATAAAACCAATCGCCCATAAAACATAATTTAATTTTTTTACTTCTTTTTCTAAATGAGGAATATGATTATTTTCTAACGTATCTATTTTATTGTAGATATTTATCAAATGCTCATTAGTAGTTTTTGGTTCTTTTTTTGCCATCATAAATTCCTAATTAAAAAGGGGGAAATTAATCCCCCTAGGAGGATAACTTAACTTATGCGATCTATAAAATAATAGCAAACAGATTTTTCTAGTCAATATAATCTCATGTTTTCATTTACATTTACTAATTTACAATAACATTGATAAGTCTTTGTTTCATCACCAATTCTGACTTCTTGTTTACTTAAATATTTTTGAAAATATTTGCAATTATTTACATTTGCCAGGTGCATACTTCCAGATGGAACTCCTGCAAGATAGCAGGCCAAAAGAAATGCAGGTTTCATTTACTTTTACTCATAAAGGCTGATGCTCCCATATAAGCCCCAACAATACCAGCCCCAGAAATGTAGAAAAGGTTAGAGATATCAGCAAGTGCCTGTACTCGTTCAATATCGCAAAAAAACATTGAAACAGTAAAAGCACCCATAGCAATAAGACTTGCAGTCGCCATACGTCTTTGTGCTCTCTGTTTTCGTAAGTCATGTTCCAGTTTTTTAATATCAGCCATGTGTGCAAATTCTTCATCACTTACGATACCATCTCCATCAATATCGTATTTAGCATATGCTGAAGATTTTTGTAGTTTTTTTTGATTAGCCATAATAAAATCCTCCCAAAAAACTTAATGTCCATATTGTGATTGTTATTCTTATAAACATTCTAACCCTTATTTGCTTTCCATATAAAAAATAATAAAACAAAAAAACCAACAACAGTAATAACTAAAACTGTAATTGCTATAGCATTGATTATTTTATCTCTTTGCTCTTGTTTCTTGTGTACAAACTCTGCTCTTTCTTTTCGTATTTTCCCCTCTAATGCTAAAAGTTCGTTCCAACCAGATTGACCATATTGCATCATTATAATGTTTTTTAGATCTTGTCGGTGTTTTTGCATCTTCTTTTTAGCTATTAGGCTATCTACAGCACATTTTTCAATATTTTCGCTATTAAATAATGATTGCCACATTGTAGGGTTCTTTGACCGTTTCTCTAAATGCTGAATATCACTATCATTCTGCATAAATGTAGAAACTTGTGAAGTCATCTCTGATATGTCTTTGCCTAGTGCAATGCCTTGTTTAAGATAATCAACGCACTTAGTTGCACCTGCTAATAATAATCCTATGCTTGCAGGGTCTATAACACCCTCCTCTAGTCTGCATCAGCTATCGTTAAATCGCCACTTTCAACTTGTTTTAGTATTTCTGCGTAGTGTTTATTGTTAGTATCTAAAGGCACAGATGAATAAACTCCATCTATAGTTGCAACTACAACACTATTTTCTCCATTTATTGCTATATATTTTGCATTTTCTATTACCATACTAACCTCTAAAATTCTGCATCTGCTGAAAAACCATACTCAAAACCTACATTTGCTGTATGAGTCCCACCATCTCTTACAACTGCATGAAATCCAGTTTGCCCTTGTGCATTTGTTGCCCAATTATTACCCTCATCACCTCCAGTAGCAAAAGAAGAAACTTTGCCAGAAGTTGCATTTCTGCTATAAATAACTATTGTAGGGTCTGCTCTTTTTGCAACTGCAAATTGATGTCCTTGAACATGACCAGTATTATTAGACATTTTTACTGGCATACTTTTAAAGTTAAAATTAGCTACTGTTTGGTCTGGACCTGCACCTTGTTTTTCATAATAGCGTTGGCAAAGTAAAAGCTCATCTCCGAATGACCTATGCTCAAATGGAGTACCATTTGGATAATTACCTACTTCTAATTGTACTCCAGTAAGAAAAAACTCATTACTTGTGCTATCAGCTATATTGGCAACACCTACCATTATATTTGCACCACTTCTACTCGCCCATGTGTTTTGAATGCTACCACTTGTATATGTAGTTCCAGCACCTAACCAAAAATTCAACTCTGCACCTTTTTCATTCCCAGTTCCAAAACTGCCTGATGTATCAGCAGGAATATTAATAATCATTCGTTCCCATGTGTCTGTGGCAGACACTGTTTTTTGAAAATTAATGTGTCTTGAATTTCCACTATCTGTTAATTCTACAACAAATTGTTTTTGCACATTTGACTTTACATAAAAAGACAAAGTTAAAGGCTGAGCATCACTTGTTCCTTTACCTACTTGATATAAATTTTGTGCTTCAATATTAGTAGAAACCCCAAAATGGTCACCTGCTGATAAAGAAGTATCTGCTGTGGTAACATCTATTTTGTAACTATTAGAAAATCCGTTTGGTGCATCTGTGCTTTTTGATATTGTATATTGACCAATAGCACTATTTCCAGATGTAAAAAATCTATCCAATGTATGATACCCTGCATTGACACCAGTTGTGGTTGAATTTGCCCTTTGGCTACAAATCATTGCACCATTAATTATAATATTTCTACGACCCCCAATCTGGCTATTGGTCATTATTTCGCCAAGTTTTGCTAATTCTCTTGCTTTAGTCATTTAATCACCCACAATATAATGCACAAGGAACAGTATAACTTCCGTCATCATATGTTTCTTGCTTTAAGTTTGTTAAAACTTTACCAATAGTTTTGCTTCTAACTATATCATCATCTTGAACTTTAGCTGTGCCATCACCTTTAGACGCAAGCAAATCTCCTGCATTTACAGTTTCTCCATTTGATATTCTTACAACGCCAGTACCTACTGCCATAACATACATATCGTTAACTTCTTCTATATCGTCATTATCCCAATCCATAAAAACACCATAAACTCTAGTTGTGTCCTCTGTATCAGATATTTTACACTTGGTATGCTTTTCATTTTCGTCATCAATAATTACAGCATCTTCATAAGTAATGCCCTCATGCGTGTAGGTAATTTTATCGCCAATTTTTTTTCCTTTTGGTAAGGC